ATTTAGAATCATGAAAAAAATAGTTTGTTTGTTTTGGTTTAATGATTTCTTTTTTATTAATTGAATTGGATTTATTGTATGTATTGTATGTATTATTTTGTGTATTAACCATTTTCATTATAGATAATAAATTATCATCCATAAATGATAATTTATTTATTTTATCGATTAATATGCTATAATTATTCATTATATATTTATATATAATTATATTATTTACTCTTTATTACCTTTATTAAAATACTTTTTTTTAAAATTATTTATTTTAGATTCTCCTTGATTTATAATGTTTTCTTGAAGATTAACGTAATTGATATATTCTTTAAGTTTTTTGTATAATTTTTTTGAAATTTTGTTTAATAAAATGAATATTCCATTGTTATTTTCAGAATATTTTATATCTTCTAATAAAAAAATCTCAAAAACTTTTAATTGATGATATTTGGACAATTTTTCTATTTCTTGTTTTAATTCAATTAAATCATCAGTATTTATCATATAATTAATTTTATTTCTTTATTTTTAAGTATAAATCAGTTGTTTTTCTTTTTTATTTTAACAGATCTTTGTATTTTTATTGGTTTACTAATTTTTTTCTTTAATAGTTCTCCCATTACAGAAATATACTCATCATTTAATTGATATCTTATTCCTATAGTTTTTACATTTACAATATCATTTTCCTTTAAATTATTATATAATTCTTTTTTCTGATTATGTTCTCTAGCTATAAATAATATAATAGGTTGTTCATCTTCTTTATAATAAACGCATCTAATGCCTGCTTTAGTTATGTTTTTTATAATACATTTTATTCTCATTCCTTCTACTGGATTACAAATTAAACATTCAAATACTACATCATATTTTACAGAATCTTCGAATAATATGCCAGATGAATATTTCAAAATATTTATTGAATTTATTTTTATATATCCTTCTTTACTACATTTTCCTTCTAACTGTTTTTTTAATTTACGTGTTAATATTTGCTTTATATTACTTCCAATGGAATTATATTTCAATGCTATTTGTCTAGACAAAATATTTTTATTGTATATACTTCCTGTTTTTTTTACTTTAACATTAGACATTATTATTTATATATTATATTATATAAATAATTTATATTATTTTAAAATCAATTTAATTATTTATAATTGATTTAAAATTCCGATACTTTAAATAAAAAGTTTTCCAAAATATTAAAAAAATATCTATTATCTGTATTTTCATCCAAATATTTTAACATAAAATAAATTAAAAAACAATATTTTTTAGAAGATATATCTTTACTTTTTTTATTACCTAATTTTGTGGCTTTTAAATTATTTATCTTTATTGATTTATCAGTTATCATATTCATTTTTTTTACTAAATATTTAGTTATTGATAAAATATCACTTTTATTTTGACCTAATCCACATTGTTTTCCTTTATTTAACCTATTGTTAGTTTTAACTAATTCTTTATATTTAAATACAATGGAATTTTTTCTAAAAACATCAAAAAATCCTATATATTTATTGCCTTCTATATTTTTTCTTTTAAATAAGTTTTTTGATATTGAACCATCTTCTTTAGAATACTTATTTAGATTAAATTTATTAATTAACTCTAAAGAGTAATGTTTTTCTTTATTTATAATGTATTTATTTTCAGAATTTTTAGTTAAAATAACATATCTTATCTTATCAATATCGCTTTTTTCATCCGGTAAAACATAAACATCATCTTTTAATTTAAATTTATCATAATAATTATTTATTAGTTCAATTAAATCCTTATCATTTATCAAAGAATGTTTATTTAAAATTTCTATTTTATTGTTTAATGATTGAGTATCGATATAATATTCCATAAAATATTTCAACAATTTTTTATTTTTTATTTCATATGTTTCTATTAATTTTAATCTAGCATAATTAAAATCATTTCCTTTAAATGAATCTGATATCATATTATTGTAATTATCTACTAACTTTATTATTACTACATCTTTTTCCTTTTTTGGTATATTTTCTGTTATTTTTAATGGAATACTAAACTCTAATTTTTTAGGTTTAAACATTAAAGGCATTTCTCGTTGATGTAAAGATAAATTAGTATTGTTAATTTCCAATGGTTGAAACATATAAAGATCTCCAACATTTATTAGTTTACCGCTTCTTCCTAACATATCTCTTAAGAATTCATTATTATCGTTTAATAATATATCTAAAGCCATATATATTTCTTCCATTGAATAATTTTTATAATAATTTATTATTGAAAATAGATCTTTCTTATCATAAACATATGCTTCTTTAAACATTTTTTTTATTTTTTTTAATATTACATCTATATTCATAACTATAAAATAATCATTATATGTTGATAAGTCTGGAGATCTTGTATCTAATTCCCCATTTTTATCTACGTCACAACTAAAATTACATTCATTTAAATCACATATTAACGTGTTATTTCTAAATTTTACACTATAATTGCTAATAGTTCTTCCAGATGATAATTCAATATTTACACGTTTATCATATTGAACATTTTGCATTTTATTTATAACACAATCTACTGCGGTTTCCTTTAATACTTTTAATACTTCTGAAATTTTTATAGACTTTTTCTCAGCATATCGATACATATATAAATCTATTGATTCCATTCTATTTTCTTCATCTAATTGTGTTGCATGTAGAAATATTTCTACATTTCTTTCTTTAAATGGTAATAAACAATGACTTAAATTTCTTACTGCTCTTCCTATTGTTTGTTTAGTTCTATTTAAATTATACCAAGGTTCCATAATGTGAATCTGTCTTATATTTCTGAAATCTAATCCTTCACTTCCGGCTCTAGATATAATAATTACTTTTACAAATTCTCCATAAATATTATTTTCATTAGTTGATGCTTTTAATTCTTTGGCATTATTAGGTGATAATAATATATCTCCTGTTATCATAGCATATTTTCCTTGGAATTTTTTGCCTGACTTATTAGTAAATAAATGTGGATTTTTATTTTTATCTTTAAATAAAGAATTTGTTCCATATCTTACTAATCCTAGTTCTTCTAAAGCTAATGCTAATGGAACACATCCACCTTCAATATATTGCGAATAGATCATAACAATTCCTTTAGAATTTTTTATTTTATGTATGATAGCTTTAATTTTGGCGCTATATTTTCCAATTTGTTCTTCTGAAAATATTCTTCCATAAGTATCTATTGTTTCTTTTTTATATGTATAATTCTTTTTCCCTTTTTCTCTATTCATTACATTTAATAATCCACTCTTACCATACATTTTGTTTATATTCATATCTTCAGATGGGTATGTTATATTTAATAATTGTAAAGGACCATCTATAATAGTATATTGGACTCCTTTATTTTTGTTTCTTAAAGCAGGATATTGTTTTTTTAATTCATTTATTAAATAAGAATAAGAGTCTCTTTGTTTATTATTTTTTAAATTGGTGATATATAAATCTAAATGTTTAATTGGATCTTCTATTAAAACATTATTAATTTGAGTGCTAGGATATCTCCATCCATTTTTTAACATAAATAGTAATGAATGTTTATCGTTACTATCAGATGGATATATTGAAAAAGGAAAATTAAAAGGACTATTGCCTTTTACGTAACTTACATATCCTCGTAATTTTTCTTTTAATAACTCTTTTCCAGCTTCTTTTCCATACACATCTTTTTTAAATTCTCCTTCGTTATCAAACACATCACTTATTTTTAAAGTATATCTTTTATCATTTAAATTCATTAAATTAGTTAACCATATTATTTCACTATAATCATTATACATTGGTGTTGCTGTTAAAAATAATAATTTCATATTGTCTGCATATTTAATTAATTTTAAAAAATTTTCTGAAGTTTTTTTCATATTATTTCCAATGCGAATATTATGAACTTCATCTATTACAATTAACCTATTTGAAAATTCTCTTTTAATTATTTTTTCTATTCTTTCATCAGTAACTTCTTTTTCTTTATTTAATTTACTATCTTTTACTAATTTACTAATATAATTAGCAAATTCTCTATATCCTAAAAATTTATACCATTTTGATCTTAATTTTTTTATATATGTTATGAGTTTTTCTTTTTTTAATTGTTTAGACATAATAGGGTTAACTTCTTTTATAAATTTATTTCCAACACACGATTTTATATTCCATTCTCCATTTTCAAATTTTAGTTTTCTTTCGTCAAATAATTGTAATTTATAATTTTCTTGAACGACTGGACTAGCAATAATTAATATTTGTTTATTTATACCCATATGTTTTAAATAGCTTCTTGTATCTTCACATATTTGAATAGATGAACAAGTTTTTCCGGTTCCTAATCCGTGGTATAATAATAAACTATTATAAGGTGTTTGTAATGACATAAAATTTCTAACAAATTTTTGGTGTGATTCTAATTCAAAATCTCTGTTAAAATCACATAATTTATTTGATATTTCTTCTATATTATCATAATCTTCTTGATTATATCCTCTGTTTTTAGCATCTAAAAATTCTTTTTTTAATGATATTTTTCTGTTAAAATCGGGATCTTGTATACTAGGATATAAATTATCAGGTAAAACTATTTTATCTTCCTTTATTTTTTTTTTTATTTTTATTATAGGTTTTGTTCTAGTTTTAGTTTTAGTTCTAGTTTTAATTTTAGATGGAGTTGGTTCTTGTTTTAAAGAAGTAATATTCTTTGTAGAAGGGTCGTCTTCAAACATTCTTTCTAAAGAATTAATTAAAGGTTTATCTATAATAGAATCATTATTTTTAGAATTTTCATCTTGTAATCTTTGTTCAGAAGATTTCTGTAATTGAGATTTAGATAATGGTTGATCTGTTGGTTCTTCAGTATTTTCAATTAAAGTTTCTAATTTTTCATTATCATTTAGACTTGGATTTAACTTTAAAGAAGTGAATGATAAAGGCTGTTCTGTAGTAGGTGTTTTAGATTTAGGTCGTATAGTTATTTTTCTTTTAGACTTAGTATTAGATTGTGTTTTAGATTTAGGTCGTATAGTTATTTTTCTTTTAGATTGTGTATTAGACATAGTTTTAGACTTAGGTCGTATAGTTATTTTTCTTTTAGATTCAGTTTTAGGTTGTGTTTTAGATTGTAAAGAATCTTCAGGTAAATATTGTTCTGTTTTTAAAGAAAATGTCCTAGGATTTTTGGTTTTATAAAAATATGATAGATCAGGTTGAGAATTACTTTCTGTTTTTTTTGACATACTTAATATATTATAAGATTAAACTATATTTATTTAACATTTTTTCAATATTATTTATTATTTTGATTCGTTCTAAATTATAAGGTCTTATTAATTTTAAACATTCTTCAATTGGCAACCATTTCATATTACTTACTTCGCTTTCTTGATAATTTGTATGATTATTAATATTTTTCATGTAAGCTAAATAATATTTATGCTTGTATGATTTAAAATTAGATCCAAGAAATATTTCTTCATAAGGTAAAACATTAGAAATTAATTGAATATCATTTTTTGTATATCCAGTTTCTTCTTCAAACTCTCTTAAACTACAGTTAATATCGTTTTCTGAATAATTTCTTCTACCTTTAGGAAATCCCCATTCAGGAGTCTTCCATTTAGTTGAACTAGATTGAATTAATGTTTCAAGCTTAAAAAAATCATTGTTATAAATATTAATACCTTCTTTTATAGATTTAAATTTTAACTTAGATACTTTTTCTTCATTAGCATATTTAGATGCTATATAATCTCCCCACAAATCATTCCATAATTCAAAAAAATCATTATTTAATAATTTACTTTTTTCTTCCAAAGTCATTTCATTAATTAAATTTTGAATATAAAATTTATAATGAATAGGATATTTTCCTCTTAAAAAATCAACATATCCTAAACTATCCTTTCTACATATCATTAAATATTCAAATCTATTATTATTTTTTCTGAAACAGATTACTCCTAGACTAGTGATTGGTTTTTTACAAGAGTGATATAAATGTCCATTCTTTCCACAATTAGTGCAAAACGTATTTTGATTTTGTGATGATTTCATAATCCTTATATGTTTAAAATGAATTCTTTTTATATCCTTTGCTATATAAATGACTCTAAATAAAGAAATTTGGCTTCCTTATTTGCATTTTACTTTACAAACTATAGCTATGTATTATCCCTTGAATCCAAATAAAGTGACTAAACGTAAATATTATGATTTTATTCAAAATTTGCCGTTATTTTTCCCAGAATATCCTTTTGGAAATAATTTTATTGATCTATTAAATAAATATCCAGTATCTCCATATTTAGAATCTAAATTATCATTTAAGAAATGGATACATTTTGTGTTTAATCATATTAATAAAGATATGAATAAAGAAGAAAAAAGTTTTGATGAATGGATGAATGAATATTATGAAAATTATAAACCGAAAGAAATTAAAGAATTAAAGCTTTTAAAGAAAAAAAAGAAATACATTATCTTTGGAATGATAGTTTTATTATTAAGTTTAACAATTTATTTATATAATAAAAAATATTAATGGAAATATATTATATAATGAAAATTGAATTATTAATAATAGGTATTACATTATTTTTAGCAATAGATACTTACTATGATGGAAAATATAGCTCATATTTGTCATCTGGAAGAAAATACTTTAAAATAGCTACTATATCATTTATTGGATTATCTCTAATAACGTTTATAAAGAAACATCCTACTGAATCTAAAGGATTATTATCACATGCTTCAAACATAGTAAAATATATGCCAATAGATAAAAATGCAGAAGATTTATTAACTCCTATATTTGATTTTACTAGTTTAAAAAATCCAATGACTAATTTAACTCCTCAAACTAAACGTATGATGAGATCAGGATTGAATAGTAATAAACGTTGTGTTAGTGAAACAAAGAAAAAATTTGTAGCATCACAGCAAAATTGGAAATGTGGTAAATGTAATACTCAATTAGCAGCTACATTTGAAGTAGATCATAAATTAGATTTACAATTTGGAGGAACAAATCATGTTAATAATTTAGTAGCTTTATGTAGGAATTGTCACGGAGAAAAAGGAATGATGCATAAATTATAATAATTTAATATAATTAAAATATAAATGTGGGAAAAATTAAAAAACATTATTATGAAACATAAATTTCCATTAATGATAATAACATATATTATAATTATATATACTCTTATGGTGAATGGTATACTTTTGCCTAATTTAATGGGAACATTATTATTAATGGGTGGATTATTTGCAATATTGGGATTTAATTTATTGAAATTAATACCTAATCCAAAAATAGGCATGATGATGATAGGAGTTTTAGTAGTATTAACATTATTGATTTTATTATTATTGTTTTTGTCTAATAGTTCATTAGTATTACTAACTTTTAATAAATTATTACTTTCAATTTCTACAATAGCAATATTATCAGTAATCTATTTTTATTTAGAAAATAATTATGGTGGAAAAGTAAGAAGAATTACAAAAAGTCCTATTTTAAAATATATATATTATTCTGTATTTTTGATTCCTTGTCTATTTGGATATTTAATAGAATATATTTACTATCAAGTTAAACATACACCAAGGTTTGTATATTGGTGGTTAGTATTTGATGTAGTAGTATTGTTTTTATTCTTTTTAAACAAAGGAGATAAAAGTAAAAAAAATTATTTATATGTAGATAATCCACGAAATATTGAAAATACAATAAATAATAATATTTCTGAAATAAAAAAGAGTAAATTAGATTTATTAGAATTAATAAAAAAATTAAAGAATTTTGATTCTAAAGAAAGATCAACAGATGTATTATGGAAAAAAATTATTGAAAAAGATTTAAATGATTCGAAAAATGAAACAAAACTAAAATCTTTATTATTAGACAATGGTTGGAGAAAGCAAGACATGTGTAATTCAAGTATAACTGATCCGATGGAGGCTGAAAGTTGTAGAAGAGAATTAGATAGTGCTATTAAATACATTCAACAAAATACTTCAAATATAATAAAATTTAAATCAGACATAGAGTCTATGGATGAAGAACTTAAATTATTAAACGATCAAAAGAATAATGTTAATAATAAAAATAGTGGAATTTTATTACTAAACAATCCTGTTAGTTTAAGCTATGAAACTGTATTAACTAATTATGACAAAATGAAAGAAGTGAGTTATATAGGTAATGACAAAGTATATAGTTATGGTATTTCAATATGGGTATTTTTACATCCCAATCCTCCTAATGTAAAAAAATCTCCAAATAAATATGTAACAATATTTAACTATAATAATAAACCTAAAATAGATTACGATCCATTAAAAAATATTTTGAGATTTACATTAAATAAAGGAGCAAATTACACGGATAAAATATTATTTAAGAAAAAGAATATTCCATTACAAAAATGGAATAATATAGTAATTAATTATGAAAATGGAACATATGATATATTTATGAATAATCAATTAATAAATACATTTTCTGGAGTAGTTCCATATATGACAAATGATAATATAAGTGTTGGTGAATTATATGGTATTAATGGAGGAATAGCAAATGTGGTATATTATCCAACGTATTTATCGAAACATAAAATGGATGAAAATTATAAGTTATTTAAGAATAAAAAAACGCCAATTATTTAGATAAATTTCTAATAATATTATATATTATGAATCCCTTACCTATAATATTATTTTTTATAATCGCAATTATATTATATGTTTTTTACGTTAATGTAATATCTGATCCAACTTCTGCAGATTTAGTAACAATGCATAATGCAAAAAATGAAAAGGTAATACCATCTACTAGTCTTCCTGGAAGTAAATCATCAAATGATTACACCTGGTCATTTTGGATTTATGTAAATAATTGGAATTGGCAATATGGAAAAGAAAAAGTTTTATTAGTTAGAAAATCA